TATAGAAGTCACGATAACCAGTAATGATTTTCGTGCCGTCTTTGCGAGTTTCTTTTTCAAACTCACGAATCTTTTGGATGTTTAGTGGATCAACGAAACGAAGTTCAAGAATTCCCTTCTCAACCTTCTTCTCGTCGCTAATAATGTGAAAGTATATTTTACCGTCCACATACCAACGACGAAACACTTCGTAACCCTTGGTTTCAAACTGCATGACACGAAGAATGTTTTTAAATTCTTCTTGTATTCTATCTTTGATAGGCTCACCAACTTTTAGATCGCTAGTGAAGAAAATCTTTACAGGAGAACGCTTGCCTTCACAAACAATTGCTTCGTTCACAACATCGTCAATTGCTGTTTCACAGATGGGATCCATTGACATTTCACGGTATTTGGCTACTAGTTCATAATCGTTACGAACCGAACCGTCAAGATCCACATATTGACCGTAGAAGCCGCCTGCTTCGACTGGAATAGCACCATCGTCCGTAGTTGGAACTACGAAAGATTTTAGTGCTTTGAAGTCGCTTTGCTGCTTCTTCTACCGCTCAATTTTTAAGCCTAAGAGTTCCATCGTATAAAAACTCCTTTAAGAATTAACAGTATCAGGTAGTAACGCCCTGCAACTCATGGTATTGGTAAGACAAGACCACGCCGAATTCCGAGATGTTTGTCTTGGAATCAAAGTTCATTTCGTATCCCTGAATGTCCTTAGGCCATACACCAACCATCTTGTAAGTACAAATTGGATTGCCTTCACGAGTTAGTGGTTGGATATACCAGTCACAAAGATACGATGCCATATTGTTTGGGCCAACATTGCCCTGATAGGAGTTAATTATGTTAGACCATGACTCAAAGGCTTTACGAAGGCTGTAGTCGCCGTCGTTATAGCACTTGATAGTCCAGTCTGCGAATTCACGATCTCCACCATACTTTAGTTTTCTTCCCATGTAGTTTACTTCAACCTGTCCCAAGGTAGCAGCAGGAATACCTGCTGAACGGCAGAGGAAGGAAACCGATGAAGAAGGATTGTTTAGACCAACAGCAGCAGCAGTGTTAGTGATTGCACCTGCAACTGCTCCACCAAACAAAGCACCAGCAACGCTAGCAGCAGCATTGATTACGCCTGTTGCTGTTCCAGGAAATACACCCGAAACTAGGTAGAGATTGTCTCTTGCACCGCCGTTAATTAAATTTGCTCTGAAAGCGTCTATGCTAAACTGACTGTATGCCATTTAGATCTCCTGTGTCTTTATGGGGAACCTACTTTATTTAGGCTCCTACTTCCTCGAACGAAACGCCAGTCTTGGTAGCAACAAAGTTCAATTGGATGAAATTGATGCTACGATTTGGCTTCACATAGATGTCGGCAACAAACTGATTGCTGTCGATAACTTGTGGTGTGTTATTTTTCTCATCGCATACAACCTTGAAATCGGTGATACCACGACGAGCCTGAACATCACGGAGGAACGGTTCAACAAGTGACTTGAACTGTGCTCGGGTGAATGCATCATTGAACTCAAAGAGGCTATACTTAGCAGCGGTTGCAATTGCCTTCTCCAACACAATGAAGAGACGACGAACATTGATACGATCAAAGGCTGATGGACGAGTCTGAGCAGTGCGATCACCGAACAGGATTGTGCCTTCGCCTGAGAAAGTTACCACAGGATTTACGGCGTTTGGATAAATTGTGTCTCTTTCAGTCTGAGTTGGGTTGAAAGCCAACTTGATGACATTACGAATTTGACCACGGTTGAAGCCTGCTGGCGAGTACCAAGGATCATTTGTAATATCTGTACGAACACACAATCCTGCAATATCACCGTTCAGCGGAACATAACGATACACATCGTTGTATGGATCGTACATGTACTTGTAACCGCTATCAATGAAAGCGTAGTTGTTGTTGCCGATTGCGTTTCTCAAGGTTGAGCAGTTTGCCAACTTGGTTGATGACGATTCAGCCGAATTCTTGTTGGGAACTGATACGAAGGCTACACAATCCTTTCTAGCCTTGGCGATATCGCAAACCTGCTGTGCTTGGTTGCCTGTTAGTGGGCCACCGAGAAGCAGAGCGCAATCAATCTGATCGGGATCAGCGAACAACTGATATCCGTTTGTTCCGCCAACCAAATCTGATGCTCCTGAGAATGCACCGGTTCCTCCACCCATCTTGGCGTAATATGCACCACCTGAGGTGTAGTTGTCGCCGCTCTTGGTGAATCCTACAATGCTAGAACCACCTGCGGTGAATCCAGCAGTCATACCAGTCTCAAACGCAGTCTGTGAGCCGTTCACTACGATATAACGAGACTCTGCATTAATTTTTGTCTTGAAGTAGAGCGAAGTTCCGTCTGCGTTAATTGCACCAGGAATCATTGAAAGGCTATCGTATTTTTCCAATACGGTATTTGGTGTTCCGCTAAACTTTCCGTCTTTATCTACAACAACAAGATGGAAAGCATCGTTGCTTGCTGATAGACCTAGACGATCTGCGTAAGCCGATTGAGTTGCGATACTACCAAAGAGACTCTTGAATGCCCAACTTCCGAAGGTTGCACCTGCACCACCTGTAGTTGCGCCACCACAGAAATCTACCCATATGGAGTTTCCGAGTTCGCCTGCATAACGAGCAGCAAATGTGCCGTTAGTTGTGGTTGTTATATTTTGAGCGTCACCAGGCTGCTTAATCAAGGTTGCAGCAAGATTGCTTGGTGTAGCGTTCTTTGCAGCCTGCTCGTCTACACCGCGAACAATTTTAATATTGCTGCCGTATCCGAGATAGTTTGCTGCTGTGAACCAGTATTCGTAGTTTCCGTCTCTAGGTAGGCCGTAAAGCGCACCGAGTTCTTGGACTGTGCTGATTAGAACGGGTAGACCCACAGGGCCCCATTCAAACAAACCAGCCATACCAGCGGCAGTTGTTGCCACGGATGGGACAATTGTAGTAAGATCTTTTTCAGTTACATTTACGCCAGGACTTAGTTGGAATGCCATCTATCAATCTCCTTGTTAAGGATGAAGAACTTTTAGGTTTCGTTGTATATTTAGCAAAATAGGTAGTTAGGGTTTACCAAGACCCATTCGGGTTTGCCCCACTCTCCCATTCGCTAAAATAAGTGTTTTTAGGGGGTTTACCCTCTCTGCCAAGATCAATAGCGTCTTGATCCATGCTGTCTAATTCTGAACTTGAGAATCCAAATGGAAGCAGGTCTTCCTCCATTTTTCTAATTTTTTCTTCCATAAGTTTTCGTCGGATATCGGTATTTACCAAATCTCGGAAATACGATTGTGTGGATAGCCAACAGAACAACACTAGACACGATACCAGATCGTCGTTATAGCCCTCAGAGGCTCCGTAGGAGGCTTTCTCGCTCACAAAGGTAGACAACTCGGATATCACATCAAAGTCGGTTAGAATGATCTTATCGCCCTCCACCATTTCCTTTAAAACCAAACAGCCAGTTTTTTTAATTTGGTTGGACATCTTGACACCATACTGAACTCTACCTACACCGAAGCCTGTGGCTCGTTGACCCTTTTTACCTTTAATGGTGGTGGTAATTAGATTTTCATACTCCAACTCTTCGTGAAGAATATCTGATACCTGTTGTCCAGTATCGTTCATTTCCACCAACAGATGTGCTTCATTGTAGCGATGAGCCACACTTGCAATCATGTTGGGAAGCAACATTACAGGCATGGTATTGTTTCGGAATCGGGCTACAATCTGATACGGCATTTTTGTAACATCCAAAACAATAAAAGCATGATAGTCTAATCCTATCGCTCGTGAAGTATCAACAGTTATGGTATAGATGTGATCTTTTTCAGGTTCCTTATAGATCATTAATCCTTCAGGAGTAGCAGCCTTTGGATCGTCATACGCAAGAGAGGAAAGTTTTGTGGGGCGAATCAGAGTATCTTCTGATCCCAAGAATTCACATTCATACTCGGCTAACCATAAACGCTCGGAACCTAAAGCCCTCTTTGTGGTTTCTTTCCATGCTTCATCTCTGCCGGGAACTTCCCACCATTTAACTTCAATAGCCTTGTAAGGATTTCTACCTGCTAACGCATCCTTCCAAATTTTGTAATACATGTTCATACCTTTGGGGGTAGACACAATTACAATCTTAGAAGTCTTACCCGATGAAATGGTTGGATATACGGATGCAAAGAATTCGTCAGCAATATTATTAGGAACGAATGCAAATTCGTCCAACATGATGTAGTTGAACGAGTCACCACGAACAGCGGTTGCAGATGTTGACGAGGCAATAATCTTGGAGCCATTTTCAAACTTAACAGAAGTTTTGTTCCATTCCACCACACCCTGCTTCATCCACATGGGTAGGCGTTCATACGCTAGTTTGATACGATCTAAAATTTCTGTTGCAGTCTTCTGCTTGTTGGCTAGAACGGCTACCTTATAGTCGGGAGTAAATTGAGTCATGTGTAGAATATCTCCTGTTACACATGAAGTCTTTCCTGTCTGGCGAGGAAACTTACAGATGGTAAAGCGATTTTCACGAACTTCTTTTATGAATCGTTTCTGAAAGTCGTAAAGATCAAACAGGATTGGGCCTTTGTCTAGTGAGCGAATGTAAAAGTAATGAGTAAGAAAATAACCCAAGTCTTCAGAGCATTTAACATACTCCTCCATTTGTTCGGGAGTATACTCAATCTTAACTCCAGGCCCTTTAAGCAGAGCGTTGCCAAGATACGCAATACCTGTTTTAGGAGGCATCTATAATATCTCCAGGCGGCAACTCTTTGGTTGCACTTTCTAAATCTTTTCGGGCACGAAGGAACCGCGATAGTTCGGCAGTATTTCCCACAAAGATATTGTTGTTTGTGGTGGTTACACTTCCAACAGCCTTGAGTGCATCTTCTTTCTTGATGTCTTTCAACTGCTTGTGCAGATGCATCAATTTATTATTTGCTTCTAGTGTTGCTTGAATTAACTGTGCAGCAACTTCGTAGGCACGAGAACTCTGAGTTTCAGAGGCTACCTCAAGAACGCCTTGAATTGCATCTTCAGATTGTATAATGATGCGTTTAAGATTATCACGAACTTCCCGATAATCTCGGTCAGCATCGGAATTGCCTGTTAGAGAAGAAGATATCTTGACAGGTTCTGATGCAACAATCTTTTCGCTTCTTTCAGGTAACTTTTCCCCAAAAATAGCAGCATCCAAATTCATATCAACTTTTGATTCACCATTCATAACCACTCCAATCAATTATCAAGGAAATTCTGTAATCACCGTCTGTGCTGTCGGGCCCTCAGGAACATACGATCCTGCGGTTACTCCTGCGTTTGGATATACACGAATGTTTGCAGCAGTTAGTCCTGTGTTTGTTAGTATTATGTTTATACCACGCAAAGAACCTGTTGTTCCTGTGCCACCATTGAGACTGACACCACCAGTATCTGTAATGACTCCCGTATCGCGGATTGGGCCATACAGATTGATCTTTGATGTGAATACTAGTGTTGCGTAAGTTAGTTTTCGCAGATCGTAGTTGCCGTAAGAACCATCATCACCTTCGCCAATATTGCAACTCTTGAACACGATAGGCACATTCACATTCTGATCTATCTCATTCATTTTTATAGAAAGAGTATATTCAGGCTGAAAGTATGGAAGAATTTGTTCTATAATTTGCAAAGCATCTTCGGTATTCTTGGTCATAATGCCAAGAGTCAAATCCATGTTGTACGGAACCTTTTCGTATCGGCTTTTTACCGTACTTGAATTCTTGTACAGAACTGTTCTGTTCATTGGATTTAGTTTACGAGATGGATCGTAATTAATATTTGAAATTTCAAACGATAAACGAGGCAGATAATTTTCTATACGAACTTTGTTTGCATCAAAGTCAGTTCCAATACGAGCAAGACGACGAATGAATTTCTGTTGTGGCCCATATCCGATAGGAACTTTAATGCGCTCCACCTCATCGTTATTGTCATCTAAACGAGAAATGTAGATATCGTTGAATAGAGCACCGAATGCTACTACCACTTTTCTTATTGTTTGATGGTAAAAGTGTTCAAACATCTATCACGGGTCTCCAAACGGATGTTTCTCAGAGAAGTTTAGATACTGATCTGCTTCTGTTTGAATCTTTGTGTTTGTATCGTCTATGTAATCGCCAAACTTGTCGTTAACTGCGCTTACTGTTCTATACAAACTATTATCAGTCTTGGTTACATAGAGCGTCGTTCCACCCGAGGATGCGCTCCACTCACCATATACATCAGTGAGTACAACAGTATTTGGATTGGTCGCGTCATAGGAAAGAACGGTCGCTTTAGCATTTGCGTTCGCCACACTTCCCGTGATTGATCCGTTTGTATACTGGTATACTGTGTCGCCTTTTCCAAAAATTGCTGTTCCACTTGTTGCTCCTAGAGAGAGGGTAATACTGTAAGCATTGATGTCCCCGACCACATCGATCTCGGGGACTCCAGTATCCATCTTTTCCTCGCTGTATTGGAACAGTTCACATGTGAGTTGGAAAGAAAGCAATTTGCCTAGACTGTAGAAAGGATTTTCATGTTCTACAAACTTGATTTCAAATAAACCGCTATTCAACGGTAAAAACAGTAAATCCCCTTCTACGGGTCTGTCCAACCCGGTTTCACGCTTGAATCTTTTTCGTGAAACTGTAAATTTCACACTGTCCCGTATCTCGAAGCCAAACTTGGTAAAAGTATCACCGCCCTCAAAGGCGGTGGTTGTATCCATATACATTTCAATCATCTTGAACTGAGAGAATCTAGAATATGGAGCCTCACCAAAGAAGTCGTCACGATGCACCATCGTTCTAGGTAGATAGTATATTTCCATACCGTGAATCTTGATTGCCTCAACGGTTAGGTCTTCTATCAGATTCTGTTCAGGTAAATTCTTAAACTTATTGAAGTACGGATTTAATGCCACAGGTTATCCCATCATAAAGTCGGTTGGCAACTCGTACTTCGCCACTATTTCTTTTTCAATCTCATCCACTTCAGTTTTTGCTTCCGACACAAGTTTATCACCATTAAAAGTAATATCACCTGGAAGTTTAATGCCACTATACTTGCTTAAATTGATACCCCATTGCTTTTTGATAAGAGCAGTGAGATACTTTTTCAACATGCGATCCTCGTATACTTCCGTGTAGACTCGTGGATCAAGAATACGATACGCTTCAATGATAAAGTATTGACCAGGATTTACAAACTTCCAATCCATGTTTACATACAGTTTGTTGGTGACACGGCTAAAATTCACCATTTTCTCTGGCGACAGATACTGACGCAAAAGAGATAGGTACTGTTGTGTTAGATCGTACTGAACCAAGTCAATGGTTCCAAAGGTATACAAATCATTTAAAGCG